CACTCTTTCCCTACACGACGCTCTTCCGATCTGAATTCGCACCGTAAGTCGTGACTTTGATATAGCGTTTCGCAGATGAGTAATTCAGTCCCTGCGCTGCGCACCAGTCTTTCGGGGATATTCCTGTTTTGGCATGCTCGGCGAGGAACTGGTGCTGCAGTGCTCCCCAGTCCGGTTTTGCCATAGTCCTTACCTCGTTGTGACATTATCGAAGCCCCTCAATGAAGGACTTCTGTAATGTGGGCTCTTATCTCAACGCAGCCCCTTACCGCGTGCCGGATGCTCATCTTCGAGCGCCAGCATTGAGATAATATGGCTGACCTTAAACCAGCCAGGCTTCTCCGACAGTCGACAGAGCCAGATCGACAGGAGAATGAAGAGTATCAGCATCGTTACCTCAGGCACTGCGTGGTGATGTATTCCTGCAGGGCTCTCAGGGCTGTTTGATCGCTGAGGATTCCGGACCGGATACCGAGAACGTTTCGTCCAGCAACTGCAGAGAGTTCGACGGTGGCATCATCGCCCATGCTGGGGGCGCCGGCGGTTTGGGTTGGGGCTGACACTGGACACTTGCCTTTGACGAGCACCCGACCACCATTATCAAGCTTGCGCTGCAGAGCATCATTTTCAGCTTTTGCATCGGCTAATTCCTTCGTGTATTTGGCATCCAATGCAGCAACATCTCGCTGCCGAGTTGTCATGTCGGTGATGGTCTCGTTCGCAAGGTTTAGCGCTTTAACCTTCTCGTCACGCTGCCTTTTGAACTCGGTCGCGTTGTCGTGGTAGTGGCTAGCCAACCATCCGAGACAGACTATCAGCCAGATCACAACGGCGCTGATAATGGCGGTTAACCTGCTCATTCATCTATCCCCCAACATGCCAGTGCGCTTTCCTGATCACGGCGAGAGACCTGGCCGTAACAATTGTTGGAACGCACGCGGCAATCTTTTCCGCCATCAAAAATCCACCGGCGAATTTCAGCGCAGGCGCCTTTACGGTCACCGGCATTCAGCTTGCGGTAGAAAGTGGAAGGAAAGCACTTACCTGGTCCGATGTTATAGGGGCAGAAACTGGCAATCCCGACCTTTTGAGGAGGCGTCAGATGAACCCGCACATTCTGATCTACCCATGCCAGCGCTTTATTGCGCTCGACGGCATTCACCTGGTCGCATTTAGCCTGGGTTAACTTCATCCCCTGCGTTACAGGTCTTCCATCTACCCGGGTGGCTCCTCGACATATTGTCCAGATACCGGCGCCATCGAGGTATGACGTGAGGCTATTGCCCTCTTTCTCGTTCAGGAACTGATCCATGAGAACGGGAGCTGATGCGCCGGCGGCGATAAGTGCGAGCATGGCCGCGCTGAGTTTTGTTTTCAGGTTAGCCATCGCTACTCATCCTGCGGTGGCGGGCCACCATAACCACGATCGAGGGATTGCTGATACATCTTCGTCCAGCGGCGCTTAAAGTAGAGATTGGTCAGATAAGTCGCTACACCGATTATCACGCCGCTGGCCAGAGCAATAAAATTCCAGTCAAGCCCATGAAACCAGTCATAGGTCCTTGCCAGCCCGGTGCATATAAGGCCGCCTGACGTGCAGTACGAGGCCGCCGAAAAGATTTTGTCAGGCATTTTCATAGTCTCCACCTCCGATAATGTTCGGGGTGCTATCTGTAGTCAGTAAAAGGTTCAGGGCCGTCGGGCTGATTTACCAACAAAGCGTCGAGGGTGATACCCGCGACCCTGAAAATAAAAAACCAGCTCAAGGCGGGAAGAAATACCAAGGGTAAAAGCGACGGCGCGGTAGCCGTAATGGTCCCAAGGTAGAGGGATTGGAGCACCTGGCGGGGATCGAACCCGCATATTCTGGTTGGAAGCCAGACGTAATTACCAAACTACGACAGATGCAATCTGGTTCAGGGCTCTGCGCGGAAGGGCTTTGACGTGTCGTGCAGCACGTCTCTACCCAAGAGCCCTGACCGGATTGCAGGCATAAAAAAGCCCAAGGCGTTAACCTCGGGCTTGAATTCTTTGTGTGTCGACAATCGAAGCTATGGCGACGATATCAGATTTACATGAAATATATGCCTTTCAGTTCGGTTTTGCAAGACTTACATCTAAATTTGTCGCCTTTTGTTGTGAACGTGATCGCGTTACCGATATGAGAGCGTCGCTATCAAGCTTCACAAAACTGCTGCGCAGCGCCAGCCAATGAGGGAGGTAGGTTTCTGTCCACGTGGACTTTGCTACACCAACCAGCTCCGCCAGCGACTGGTATTCATACGTCTCCCGCCCTGCCAGCTCGGCTTTGACATCCTGCGCGGCCAGCCAGATAAGTTGACGAAGGCGATCGACAGTCTTCTTCGCAATGCGTATGCCGGCCAGCTTCTCGCTGAATTGCTCCCATGCCCACCGGGTGATCGTCTCCTGGTGCTCCCAACGGATATTGTCGCTGTAGTTCCACAGCAACCAAGCTTTCTGATGCTCTTCCAGCGACAGCAGAGCCCGGCGCCAGCTGGCCGTCGAGTACTCAACAGGCAAAACGAGGGCGATTGAGGAACCCTTAGCGCGGGACTGGCTGCCACTCATTGACGGCCCGTCCGGGTTAACCATGCGTTGTTTGACCTCGCTATAAACTTTCTTCCTACCCCGGCTGCGCGCCGTAGCGGTGAATTGTGCGTTCTCTGCAAATGCCACCAGTTGCCCTTTCGTCGCGCCGCTCAGATCGGCGGTGGCCACTATCAGCTGCTGGCGAACAAATTCAAGGTATTGAGCTGTCATGCTGTCTCTCCCAGGGTCTGATAGATGCGTTCGAACTTATTCGACTGATTTCTTTTTTTCTGACTGTGCTTTGCTACTGGCGGCAGGCTGGCGCGCTTAACACTCTCAACCTGGTATCGGGTTATCTCGTCTCTGGTCACGGCGCGCACTCCCCGATGATGATCTGCCCCTTCTCTCCCCAGACCTTTGTGATGCGGCAATCCCAGATGTGAGCATCATCCTCATAAAGCGCATCCATCAGGGCCTTCAGCATGTTGTCGCAGTCTGGCTTGGCCCGGTGGGGCTTACCGGCGAACTCCGCTCGTTTCTTCTTACTCCAGCTTGGTGGCATTGGTAGGACGAATGTCACATGTGATCCGGATTCAGGCATGGTCATCTTGCGCAGGCGGACTTCATCGCAAAAAGCGCGATAACGCATTACAGGTGGGCGCTGCTTCCACTTATCCGCGCGGGTCATGCGAGGCTTGCCGATTGGTGTGATATCGTAGATTTTCATGCGGGCACCACCAAGCCACGACGGGCAATCTGGATAACGGTCAGTACAATCGCGCGGTCCATTAACTGGCGGCGTTCGTCACGGCTCAAACCCTTTCCGTTATCGATCTCTGAATGGCAGGTGACACAGATAGCGGCGGTGGCGCAGTCGTCTGTCTTCATGCCAATTCCCTTACCTTCATTGCGGTGTGCTACCTGTACGCCCCACGCTCCGCACAGGACGCATTGCTCAATCTGGCCGACTGCGGCGAGCCACTTCTTGCTGCGGTAGGTTTTACTCATGGTCACCACCTTGCACCTTAACCAGCGTGAGGTTTCCGCAAAACACAGCTCCGGTGTCGATGTACATCTGGTTGGCATACTTCAGGGGCTGGCGCGCAGGGGTATGGCCGAAGATAAACAGATCAGCACCGGCTATCGGCGAGACAATCCCATCCTGAGCCGCGCTCACTCGCTCACGATTCCAGATCACCTGTTCTGCATCGATGGGCCTGCCATATGCATATTCGTTATGAGGATAATCAGCATGGCAGATCACCACCCTCTTGCCCTCGGTCATTACCTCGATGATAAGAGGCAGCGCCGTCACCTTGGGGATTAGAGACTTAGCCAAAATCTCCTGCTCCGGGTCAAGGAAGTAGTACCAGGATCCGCCGTTCTGCCTCCAGTGAATCTCCTTGCCGCCGTATCCGGCTGCGATAGCGTCCAGCATCATCTGCTCATGGTTGCCGCGCACCGCGAGGAACCATGGCTGATTAATCAGGTCGAGGCATTCGACGTTCTCGGTGCCGCGGTCGATAAGGTCGCCAACCGAAACCAGCAGATCCTGTGCTGGGTCGAACCCGACCGCGTCCAGCCGGTTCATCAGGTTGGTGTGGCAGCCGTGCAGGTCGCCAACAACCCAGATATTGCGCCAGTCAGCGCCGTTAATGCGTTGATAAATGCTCATGCAATTTTCCTTCTGGCAGCGCGGCGCAGCCAGCGGACATCTGCCAGGTGAGCCGTATAGTGAAAGGTGGGGATATCTGATGGTTTAACTTCAACCTTGCGCTTGCGGCGCGCCGGTACGCGGAAGATGCCGCGCTCCATTACTTTGGCGAGAAGGCTGCTCATCAGGCCTCCTGCTTTTGCTGCAGTTGCTGATATTCGCAACCGTGTGGAATGGTGAGGGCCAGACCAAACTGAGCGCACCAGGCCTCTACTTTGGTCAGGAAGATGTGCATTTCGCCGGTATCAAGATCGGAGGTATGGCGGGGCTCCCAGGTTGTGGTTTTCTCACCGGTGATGAAGTCGGTGTATGTCACCTCTTCGCAGCCGAGATAGGTCTTTTTGAGATTGCGCTTAACCCACTCAGGGGTTGCGTCGG